AAAATATTTTGAACTATATGATAATAATGTATCAGGTATATACACAACTGAGAAATGGTTATTAAATAATGCTTTGAATATATATGAGGAAATATTAAAAAATGATGGAGATACTATTAGTGAGAAAGCTTATAAATTAAGATTTAATATAAATGAAACTCCAAATTGTCCAAATTGTGGTAAAAAAGTAAAATATAAAAATAAAACAATTGGATATCAAAAATATTGTTCAAATTCTTGTGGTTCATCTGGATCAAAAAATTTAGCTAAAGAAACATTATTCAAAGAATATGGTGTTTATCATCCATCACTAATACCAAAAAATATTAAAAATCGTAAAAATAAAAGAATTAATGATTTAATAAAAATAATAGGAGATGCGAAGCTAATAAACACAACAGAAGATGATGTGTATGAAATTATATGTGATTTATGTGAAAAAACACACAAAATTGAAAGAAAAGTTATAGAACAAAGAATATATCTTGGTTTAGATTGGAGAAGCTGTGTAAGCTATTCATTTAGTGTCTCAAATGGTGAAATTGATGTTAGAAATTTTATTAAAAGTATTTATACAGGAAAAATAATTTATAATGATAGAAAATTAATAGGAACCGAAATTGATATATTTATACCGGATTTAAATTTAGGATTTGAATATAATGGTCTCTATTGGCATTCTGAAATAAATAAAAAAAAAGATTATCATTACTCTAAATATAAAAAGTCATGTAAGAATAATATAGTATTAATTCAAATATATGAAGATGAATGGATAAATAAACAAGAAATTGTAAAAAGTAGGATTAAAAATTTATTACATTTAAATAAAATTAAAATTTATGCTAGAAAATGTCATATCAAAGAAATAAATTTTAAAGAAACTAATGAATTTTTAACTAATAATCATTTACAGGGTTCAATAAAGTCAAGTATAAATTTAGGATTATATCATAATAATGAACTTGTATCAGTCATGACATTTGGCAAACCAAGGGGGAATATGTCAAGTAAAAATGATAAAATAACATATGAGTTATATAGATTTTGCAATAAATTAAATAGTAATGTTATTGGAGCTGGTAGTAAATTATTTAATTACTTTATTAAAACTTATAAAGATGTTGAATATATCTATAGTTTCAGTGCAAATGAATGGGCTGGTAAATTTTATGAAAAAATTGGAATGAATTATCATTCAGAATCCAAAATATCATATTGGTATATAAAAGGAAATAAAAGATTAAGTCGCCACAATTATAATAAAAGTAATTTAATTAAAATGGGTTATGATAAAAATAAATCAGAACATCAAATATTAAAAGAATTGAAAATTTACAGAATATACGGAGCTGGTAATTCTAAATTTATATGGAAAAGATAAAAAACAAAAAACCCTCCATAGGAGGGTTTTTTGTTTTATAAACTTTATTAATTAGTTTAAATATTGAGCTGTATCAGTAACAACAATTGTCATATATTGTTTCTCTGGGAAGAATCCAACATCTGCAATTGCGTATCTTGAACGTAACAACATTCTTGGAGCAAAAGTCGCTTCAGAAATTACACTGATAGACTGAGCCATCAAGTAAGGAATGAAGATAAGACCTGGTTGATCAGGGTTGTTCTTTCTACCAATTACAATTCTGTTATCATTATATTTCATATAAGGATCAACATAGATAGAAATATCACCAATTTGACCAACTGGATATAGTTGACCTTGACCAGTAATTTTTGATTTAAATGGATTGATTGTGTATCCTGCAATATCCATAAGAGATGCAGCAAGACCTCCATTAGTTACAGCGAATTGTGCTGGACCAACACGACCTTCAGTTGCAATGAAGTTAGAGGCATGAACCATCTTAGTGATCAACTTACGTTGAACAGCGTGAGTAGTTTCTCCACCAACAGATGATACATAAGCAGTGTTTAAGTCGAATATTGTTGATGCTGTTGTACCAACAGTAGTTACACCTAATCCAGTATTAACTGGTGATGTGCTTCTATTCAATGTTCCCAATGAAAAGATTTTATCAACAATTTGTCTTGAAATTGTTTGAGACAATTCATTAACAAGGATAGATTCCATCTTTTGAACGATATCCATACCTGTATTAGCTTTAATATCTTCAATTTCTGTTCTTCTAAGTGCAGTTGATACTTCAATAGTACCTACAGCAACTGTTTTAGAAGAAACCTTAGGTCCGATAATACCTGAATAGCTATTATCATCAGCTTGACGACTCATTGGATAATCACCTGATGAAGTTGAAGATGCCCAATTTGCAGAGAAACCTGGAAGGTGATCTTCAAGTGCAGATACTAAGTCAATAGTTACAGTTCCAGTAAGTACTTGAGTACCAATGTTTGTAATTTGACTAGTCATAGATGCAGTTGCATTAAATGTATTTAATTGAGCTTCGTATGAAAGTGTACTCAAAGATGCATATCCGCCTGATCCAAAAGCATTTACTTGTCTGTAAGCTTTGAACATAGGGTATCCATCAACACGTGAGAAACCTAAAAATTCAACAATACCATTCTTATTAGTTGGTTCTGATGTATAAAATGCACCAGCAGCAGGAGCTCCTGAAATAGAAGATGATGTAGCGATAGTAGCGAATACTCTACCACCTCTAAGGCCACCAGATGTAAGTGTGAATCCTGATGTTGTAGTAGCATAAGTTGATACTGTTCCAACAGCTGTTGATAAGTTAGTAGCACCAGTAATTTTAAATACTTGTGGTCTTGCGTTAGCATCAGTTGTATTTACGTCATCATATTGGAAATCAATATAAAGTAAATCAATTTTTGGACCTGGAGTAGGTTTAACAGCAACAAGGTCAAGACCGATTGTTTGAGCTGCGATTTTCATAGCAACTGGAAGAAGATTCTGACCTAAGTCACCTGAACCAATTGTTCCGCCCCATGAGCTACCATTTAAAGTACCAGCTGGTGTATTTGCACCAATAACTGGATTTAAAACAGCACCCATACCAGCTGTAGTTGCGTTAGCGTAAGCGTTTTCGTTGATTGAGTGAAACTCAGCATATTCTGACATCCATTCTACTCTATCACCAGCGACACCCATGTTTTCCAATACTGGAGACCACTTCTTAACCGCTTTTATTTTGTCTATTCTAATGTTTGACATATTTTAGTTTTAGTTTTTTTATCTACTTTGTAGATTATAGATTTTTGAATCTTTCCATGATTGCTGTTAATTCCTTTTCAGATATTTTATCTTCTTGGATTAAGCTTTCATGTGATACTAATTTCTTAGTAACTGATTCATTTTTCTTGAGATTTCTAGTCATCCAGAAGTGATCAACTTGTGATTCTGTTGTAAGAACTTCTGATGGATAAAGTCTAGCTTGTGATAAGATAGATTTTCTAGCATTCTCATTTAATTGGTTCCAGATTGGCTTGATGTTTTCAGGCATCAATCTGATTACTCTTTCTTCAAGAGATTCATTCTTTGAACTCAAAGCCTCAGATACTAATCTTAACACGTCTTGTTGTGATAAGAAACTTTTTTCGCTTATGTAAAGTGTAACAGTTTCTTGTTCTTCATTTGTTAATGAATAGAAACTATCAACCTGAGATTTGTTTAAGAATTTTAAAAAGTGTAGATCGGATGTTTCAACAGCTTTACGTTTTTTAGCTTCTTCGATCAATTTATCAATAGATTTAGATAATTCTGTGTCTGATTTTCCCTCATATTCAGGAGAATATTCATCGTCATTAGACTCATCACTATAAGTGTCGTCGTCAGACTCTTCACTAGACTCATCTTCAGAAGATTCTTCTTCATCATATGATTCTAATTTTGGAGTTTCATCAGCAGCAGGTGCTTCAGATGAATCATTCCAGTTTTCTTCCTCTTCTTCTTCTGATTCTTCCTCTTCTTCATAAGAATCGAATCCAGCAGATTTTAATGTTGGAAGCATTTCACCTTCTTCGCCAGTAGATTCAAATAATCTACCACCATTTAACTTTTCAACAATCAATCCTTGATAAGAAATTGATTTATCTAAGTTTTCAGCAACATATTCTGAATATGCGATGTTATCGTCAAGATTTTCAGCGATATATTCTGAATATGCGATATTTCCCTCAACATGTTCAGCTAAATATTCTGAATATGCAATTGAATTATCAAGGTGTTCTGCCAAATATTCTGAATATGAAATATTTTTGTCAAGATTTTCAGCGATATATTCTGAATATGCAATATTCTTGTCAAGATTTTCAGCAATATATTCTGAATATGCAATATTCTTGTCAAGATTTTCAGCTAAATATTCTGAATAAGAAATGTTTTTATCAAGATTTTCAGCGATATATTCTGAATAAGAAATGTTTTTATCAAGATTTTCAGCTAAATATTCTGAATACTCAATGTTTTTATCAAGATTTTCAGCAACATATTCAGTATAGTTAATTGCCTTTTCAAGATTTTCAGCTAAATAGTCATTATGTTTAATAAGTTTTTCAGCAGTAGTTTTAAGTGAAGTGTTTTCATTTACCATTACTTGAACTTTTTCAGCTAAATAATCTAAATATTTAACTATTTGAGAATTTGTCTCATTTAAATTTTCGTAATATTCTAACAATTGCTCCAATTTTTTTGGATTAAGATTACCTTTGGTAATTGCATTACGAACTTCTTTTTTTGTAGAAGCCAACTCATTAACAAGATATTTAGAATATTCTGTTAATTGTGTTTTTGTCACCAGATTATTATTGTTCATATTGAATAAATCATTTATTTTTGACTCATCGGACATTTCATATATCCTAAAGTTAGATTTTGGGTCTTTATAGCCTAATGACTCATTAAGAACTTTTACACTCATCCTTGCAGATGCAAAACCCGGATCTGCTACAATATCATATGTAAATAATTTCTTCAATGTTACTGTACCGTCAGATTCTGTAATACCAGCAGCACGTGACGAAACGAAAATTGGACAACCATCATTTACCAATGACTTTGCCTCTTTACCCCAATGTGTACTAAGTAATTTAATTTCACCTTCGACTCTATTACTTTCTTTAATGTAACTTGCTTTTGTGATTATATGTGACGCTCTCGATAACGAAGTATCGAAAACATCCGGATGGTCGAACTCACCATAGACTACGCCCATGTTTTGTATTCGCTCATTCATTTCTTGTAAACAAGGAAGAAATCTGTCGGCTGTATATACTCTTTCGTTACGATTTTTAACATCAAACTCTGTGAATACACCACCTAAGATATGCTGATCCCTATTAATTGAACTCTCTGATACACTCAAAGAATTAGTTGAATTTTCAACAATAAGAACTGATTTCATGAAATTTACCTTTTATTTTAGTTATATATCAACTTAAAAAAACCTAAAAAAATTAAAGGTGGATTTTTTACAGAATAAATAAAACTCAATGATATTAAAACGTCACAGAGACATGAAAATTTAGATATATAAATAAAAATTAACGGTTTTTTATGATTCTTACTAGAGAAATTAAAATTAAAATAATTGAATCCAATTTTTCATATTTTGAAAATTTAGGATATGACATTTCTATTGGTGATGAATTAATAATCCCAACTGAACTATTATCAAAAGGATCTCATCATAAAATACAATGTGAATGTGATGGATGTGGTATTAAAAAAGATGTAATCTATAAAAACTATATAAAATATGGCAATAACTGGGGCATATATTATTGTAGAAAATGCTCAGAATCTAAAAGAAAAGAAACATTACAAAAGAATTATGGATGTGAATATCCAATTCAAAATAAGAAAATTTTTAAAAAAATGAAACAAACTATTTCTGAAAAGAAAAAAGTATATGATAGTTGATGTTAAATTAGAAAATTTTCACAATCTTGAATGTTTTAAAAACATTTTAGAAAAATATAGAGATTATAAATCTTTTTATAGAGAAATAAAAATAAATTCTCTATTAGGTAATAAATCACAATTCGATATTACTAATATGAATCCACCATTAATATGTGGATTAGATACGGTATCCTCAGATGAATATTCATTCAGATTAAAAGATTCAACATTTTCTATTAACTCAATGTCATTTGTAGTTGATAAAGATCTTAATGTAATTAAGATCAATTTAGATATAAATATATTAGAAACACCAAATGGTAAAATACTATTAAATTTATTAGAAATTGGTCATACAATAGATTTTAGAGTAGTAATATTACATTCTTATAATTATTATGAAATAAATGGATTTCAAGCTTGTAGTAAGTCTAAACTATCCGCTTAGAATTCAAATTCTGAACTTTCACCACCAGTGTCTGGCGAAGAATCTGATCCACCTGCATCAGGAGCTGGAGTTTCAGGAGTTGGGGATTCAGTAGTAGATTGAGCACCCATTTCAGCACCACCTCCAAAATCTCCTCCAGCACCACCCGCACCAGCATCTGAGATACCATCTCCCGGAGTAGCCTCAGAAGATCCACCACCAGCAGAATCATTAATCCAATATCTTTTATTTTCTTCTTTCTCCTCTGCTGTTAGTTTTAAAACATTATCTATCAAATATTCAATATGAAAATATGGAGTACCATCAGCTTTTTGTATTCCAGTATATGATCCAAGAATTTCAATTTTTTTAGACATATTTCCAAGTTTTTTCCACTCCTCAAATAATTGATTTGATATAAAATCAATATCAATTTGATTTAATGCAATCTCATCATCTTTAAGTTCTGGAAACTCAACCAACATTTGTAATTTAAGTGGTTTAACTATTAGTTCTTTAAAATTAGCTCTCAATCTATTAATAAAATTAGAAAATTTAGCTTCATCTCTAGTCATCTCAGCAGCATCTGTAAAAACATTACCACCGCCATTATCACCTTCAAATCTTTGAACAGGAATTTTAGAAGCTCTTTTTAAAATATTATAAAACCATTTTAAAATATCATCTTCATTTAAATTATGTCCTTGTGGTGATATCAACTCCATATTAGGAGTACCAGCATCACCTTCTGGAAACCAGATTTGTTTATTATATGGTAAGTGTTTAGTACCATTTATTTGTAAAGTACCTAATGAATCATCCCACTCAACTTCTTCCGAATAATCATTTATTAATTGTCCTATTTGTTCTTCTGCCTTTTGTCTTGAAAGACCCTTTACCGGAATTGTAAATTTCTGATAAACTGTTGCATTTATAATATTGAACATAATTTTCGTCTGTTCTATAATCTTCATTTGATTATAAGGCTTAATCAATCCTTCAACATAAGAAGTCTCGGAATAATCATTTTGAGTTGAATATGAAATGAATATTAATTGTGAATCTAGAAATATTCTTCTAAGTTGAGGATCTTCTGGATATTGAATCCAAAGATGTCCAATAGAAGGTTCAAAAGCTGGAAGAAGTGTCTCGGGTCTTAATCTATTAAAATGTATAATATTTTTCTTTTTATCATCCCAGACAATTTCCATAGCAACATACCCATCGATAAGGAAATCTTTCATTAAATTCCAAGCTGAAACTGAATCTGAAAATCCATATCTATTATAAATTGTTTCAAAATATTCTTGGTATTTATCTCTAATATCTTGTGAATAATCAGTAGATATATTTTTAGGTTTACAAAAATCTTTATCAGAATAAATAACCGCTTCATCACAAACGCTAGAAACAAAATCTCTAATTTCATCTTTTATAGAATATTCTCTCAATATTCTTCTCTTATCTGCATAGGATCTATCTAAATAAGGTATTGATTTTCTATTTAAAACAGATGCTACTGCTCTTCTTGAAAAGAAATCATACATAGAATTGCCCTGTTGTGAATATGGATCTTCATTAATACCAACTCCGACTTGGTTTCTCATGATCATATCATCATAATTCATACCCCATGAAGATAAATTTCTAAGTATTCTGCTAAAAAGACCTCTATTTTCAACAGCACTATTCATTGATTGAACATTACTAGTTTGATTTAAAGGATTATAGGTTGATGCCATTAAATTTTAAAAATTTTTAGGTATATATTAAATAGACCATTTCCCTCAAAATTACCTATAAATTGAAGACCCACTTCTAGGAAGTTTATCTAAAGAATAATTATTTAATAATTGTTTTAAATCATTTTTAAAATTATCAAATCCATCTTTATTTTGCTCAGAGTATATCAAGGACTGAACAACTAAATGTGTTAATTCTTGACGTTCTTCCTGATTTTTATTTAATTGTTTATTTTTTTCAATATCCGATGATAATTTAGATAAGTGATTACCAGAGAGTTCACTTCTTCTTCTTTTCTCTTCTTCTAATCGAGATTTTTCCATCTCATCTCTTAGTTTAGATTGTTGTGCCAATAAATCTTTATATTCAAGATCCTCAAATTTTTTTAAATGCTTCATACTTACAGAATAAATTTTATTTATATATTATTATTTATTTTTAAATTTATTAAAACTATCTTGCAATCTCTGTATGTGTCCAATTAAGGCATCATATTTATTAGATATTTCTGAGGTAACATCATAAAATTCACTAAGAATAGATAATGTCATTTCTTGATGACGTTTTTCTCTTGTTTTCAACTTAGTAGTCCAAATCTCCATTAATTTTTTCGGATCATATTTATTTTTCGGATGAGATGAATATAAAAATCTAGGTAGTAGTTCTAAATTTATTTTATGCACTAAGCTAATTTGTATAGCATTATATTCAACTATAGCATATTCGAATCCATATTTTAATAACTCAGTATAAACTCCAGTGAAATCAACTTCTAATGATGAATTATTTTCAAAATCTTGTTCAGATATAAACTTATCAAAAATAGTCCCTCTAATTTCTAGAGGTATAAAATTAAAATTTAATCCTAAAATAATTATCATATCCTTAACTTTTCTATAATCTACACAAAAAATTGGAGAATATTTCATCCAATTAGATGGATCGTGATAGTGAAAAAAGTAAAAATTACCAACAGATATTTCAGAAATTGAAATAGCATCACACATTTCATCAGTTTTTGAATATTTATCATACATAAATAAAGTATTATTCTTATAGAAATCTACTATATCTGTTCCAAAAACTTTTTTATTTAATTCTATTCTTTCTTGCAAAGCACCCATATAAGATATATATTAATATGTTAAACAGTGTGCCTAAAAATAAAAATTATCATCAAGGTAATTTCATCCCCAAAAATAAAGATAAAGTTCTAAAATTAAACTCACAAGGAGGAGTTTATTATAGAAGCTCCTGGGAATTAAAAATAATGACTTGGTTAGATAATAGTGAAAAAGTTTCTAAATGGGGTGCTGAATGTATAACAATACCGTATCAAATGACTCATTTTGATAATGGTGATATAAAAGTTAAAAGCCATAGTTATTATCCAGACTTCTACTACGAAATGAAATTAAATGACGGAATGGTCAAAAAAGTGGTTGCTGAGGTAAAACCTAAAAAAGAATTCGAAATGGTAATCGCACTACAAGAAAAAAAATTAGAAATTCCAAAATCATCAGCAACTGTAAAAAAATTAAAAAACTTTGAGTATGATTTAAAAATGGCTCAGAAAAATAGAGATAAATGGAACACCATGATTAAATTTTGTGATAAAAAAGGATGGGAGTTTATTGTTATAACAGAAGATCATCTAAAAAGATTTAACCTATAATAATAGAAAATAAAATCATTAATTTTAAAACAATATAAGTCATGTCTTGTTTATTTTTAAAAGGATTTAAAAAAATCCATCTAAAAATAATTAATAATATTAATAATAAAGACATTTTAATATTATAAAACATCATTATTACTATCCAAATTAGGTATAAAATATCAGTAAAGTAGTAAATTATATCAAAAAATACTTTAGATTTTGATCTATAAGTTCTATTATCAATTTTTAATAGTAAATGTTTACGATTAAATAGATAGTATATTGTAGATAAAATAAATAGTAGACTAAAAAACTTCATTTGGTTTAAAAAAAATCTCCTCCATTAAGATTAAATTATTTTTCTCAAACTCAAATAATCTTAAATATCCAGATTGATTTAGCTTATCATACAATTGATCCGATATAAAACATTCTACTGGTAAACCAACTATTCTATCGTATTCATCAGGAACTTCATCTAATCTATTTTTATAGATATTTTGTATATAAGCATTTAACTCTTCTTTATTTAAATGAATTGAACATCCATCTGGACGGATTCCCCATCCTCTCTCAGATTCTTCCCAAAACTGGAAAATACATTTATTCATATTATTTTTATTTATT